CAATGAAGAAAGCACAAGAGATCGCGCAGCGCATCGTCGCACTATTCCTATCGTCAGCACTGGCGATCATCACAGGGTCGAGTGTGATCAACTCAGTCTCTGATGCTGATATCACACTCTGGCAGTCTGCTGCTCTCGCAGGATTTGCTGCAGTGGCGAAGGTAGTCGAGCAGTTAGCGAAGGCTGCTGTCGATGGCACACTGACTCGCGATGAGATCGATCAAGCGTTCGGTGGTATGTCACCTGCGAAGAAGGCATCGAAGCGCACGAAGGTTTCGTGATGTCACGCAAGTACACAGGGAACTCAGATGGTGCTGCGAAGGGTCGGCGTGCTGGTCTGAAAGTATTGATCGATGAAGTAGTGCGTCTCTCTGGTAGTGGCCTATGGAATAACGGTGACTGGGGCATCAGGAATATGAAGGGAAAGGAATCTCTGAGTGTGCACGCGACTGGTCGCGCAGTCGATCTGTCATATAGGCAGATGGGCAAGGGCAAGGGTGGTGGTCGTGCTGCTGGTATGCAGTGGTGCAAACTACTAACTCAGCACGCTGACGCGATCGGCCTAGAGATGATCATTGACTATTTCCCTGAGCCGCATGGAAGAGCATGGCGATGTGATCGCGGTGCATGGCAGAAGTATGACAAGCCAACAGTGTCAGGTGCGCCATCAGGCGACTGGCTGCATGTGGAAGTCTCACCGAAGATGGCTGATGATGCTGCCGCTATGAAGGCAGCCTTTGCTTTGATCGAGCAGAGTCTGGCTGCTCAGGCTGGTGGATAACACAGCGATCGTCGTCGCAGTAGTCACTGCGGTAGGTGGTGTCATGGCTGCGCTCATCACCAGTATGCGTCGAGAGAACCGTGACGATCACGCTCTAGTCACAGATCAGATCAGTGCGGTCTATAGATTGCTGAATCGCATCGGTGATAAAGTCGATACACATCTCGACTGGCATCACGAAGGGAATATCGATGGGAAATCTAAGGGAAGAGATCGACGCGAGTAGATGCAAGTCAGGTCGGAAGAACCGACTAGATGAGATCATGCAAGCGATGACAGAAGAAGATGCGGCCGATCTACAGGCTGCACTAGATGATCACTCTGTACCACAGTCATCGATCGTGCGTGCTCTGTCTCGACGCGGTATATCTCTCGCACAGTCTGTGATCAGTAACTATCGAACTGCACTTCGATGAGTCTCGGTGACGAGATATCAGCAGTCTCTGATGGCAGCGAGATGCTGCGTGCTGAAGTACTGAAGGTCAGGCGTGAGCGTGACAGTGCTATCAGTGAGATGGCGCGTATCGCCACACAGTTAGAGCAGGTGCGTCGCACACTCGATGTCGTCGAGCAGGTAGAGAACGCAAAGATACAGCCGATCAAGTGGCTGCAGCCGCAAGCCAAGACGAAAGCCAGTGCTGCGACTCTGGTGCTGATGCTGTCTGATCTGCATCTCGATGAGATAGTCGAGCCAGAAGAAGTCGATGGTCTCAACGCATATAACCGCACCATCGCTGTACTGCGCATGAAACGGTGGTCACAGAATGTGATCAAGATGGCGCGTCATCACCTAGCAGGTATGAAATATGACGGTGTGGTGCTGATGCTCGGCGGTGACATCTTCAGTGGTGACATACATGAAGAACTGAAAGAGACGAACGAAGATACGATGCTCGGCTCGCTGCTCTACTGGGCAGAGCAGATCGCATCTGCCATTGATCTACTGGCAGGCGAGTTCAAGAAGGTGCACATCGCTGCGGTCGCTGGTAATCATGGTCGCACAACTCGCAAGCCAAGAATGAAACTGCGTGCTCGCACTAACTTTGACTGGCTGCTTGCCAAGATGCTAGAGCGTCACTTCGCTGATGATCGGCGTATCACATTCCAAATACCAGAGTCATCTGATGCACTGATCGCGATCTATGACACACATCATCTGCTGACTCACGGTGATCAGACACAGGGTGGCGGCTCGATCGGTGGCATCTATCCACCTATCATGCGCATGCGTGCACGCAAGGCTCAGAGATACCTTGCCACAGGCGCATCGTTTCAGACTCTCTGGCTCGGTCACTGGCATCAGTATCTGCCATCACCATCGATGGTCGTCAATGGTTCGATGAAGGGATACGACGAGTATGCCTACATAAGCAACTTCTCTTTCGAGCAGCCGCAGCAGGCTCTCGCGATCGTCGCACCTGAGAAGGGCATCACGATACAAGCACCGATCTTCTGTGTAGATCGCAAGTCCGAAGGCTGGTGAGATGTATCTCGTCGGTGCTAGACGGCCGCCATGTAGATGCGATGAGCCAATACAGCCGCACCCAATCTGCGGTGATCGTGGGGTCGATGATGACGACTGATCGCATCGAGTCTCTGGTGCATGTCAGATGGCTCGACGCTCACAGCGTCGGCACTGGGTGGCAGTCTGTCGATGAGATCGAAGATGTGCCATGTGTGGTGTGCTCTGTGGGGTATCTGATATCTGGTGCAAAGACTGGTCATGTGGTGATCGCACAGTCAGTCACTGATGATGCGATGCTCGATCATCTGCTCGCCATACCTGTTGCCATGATCACGCAGGTCACAGTATTGTCTGATAGTTCAGTTGGTTCGGTCTTCCCCTTCCCAACCGACTGACAGGCTGTGACTGGTCTGGTTCACCGATCGGCCAGTCGCAGCCACTTTACTCAGATGACTAACACCATCACACAACTGTGGTACACCCTTAGTGCAAGATGTAAATACACATCTAATGAAGGGAACACTGCACATGATCATCATCGAGAAACCCACTCATGGAACATATGACTGGCTGAAGATAAGACACCGAGACGAGAATGGTCTCTGCCCACTGGGTGGCAGTGAAGCACCTGCACTGATGGACTCGTCAGCGTTCATGTCACAGGCTGATCTGTGGTATCGGAAGAGCACCGAGCCGACGATCAGTTCACCGACAGCAGCGATGCAGGTCGGCAATGATCTAGAGCCTGCACTCGTCACTGTGCTATCACGACGACTCGACATACCGCTCGTCACACCTGACATCATGTATCGATCTGGTCGCTGGACTGTGACACTTGATGCTGTCGATGCAGGTACTGCCATCACGCAGTCGCAGCCTGTGCTGATCGGTGAGATCAAGACGACACGCAAATATTCGATCTCGTCACTGGCCGATGTGCCACCAGAGTACCTGTGGCAGATATATGCACAGCAGTATGTGACAGGTGCAGACGCATGGCTGTGTGTGCTCGATCGTGATATGCGCATCAGCACTATGGAAGTACCGAAGAACAATCAGGCGATGGATATGCTCGCAGAGCAGGCCGAGATATTCTGTGCATCAGTAGATGCAGGCGTGCAGCCTGATGGCCTGATCGATCAGATGAGTGCAGACCAGATCGCATCGCTGTGGCGCATCGAGCGTCGAGCGACTGATCTACCACCAGACGCTATCGACTGGGTGCGCGATCTCGAAGAAGCACGAGCACTAAAGAAGCAGGCAGACACCATCGAGCAGGCTGCCAAAGATCATCTCGCTCGGCTGCTACTCGACGCAGATGAAGGCCGCATCGATGGTCGCACTGTCATCACATGGCGTGAGCAGGCAGGTCGTGAGTCAGTCGATCTCAAGTCTCTGCGATCAGATCAGCCTGATCTGGTGGCACAGTACACAACACAATCAGCACCAGTGCGTGTCATGCGCACTGTCAAACCGAAGGGAATATAGACATGTCATACTCACTCGAAGGCTATGTCGATGTTGCACAGCGCATCAGACAACTCAGAGCCAAGCACCCTGAAGCGGTACTGCGACCTGCAGACCCTGCTCAGCCATTCCGCATCGTCGATATCGGCGGCCGCGAGTTCATCGTCTATACAGCAGCGTGCTATCGCACACCAGATGATCAGATGCCTGCGATCGCATGTGCTGCAGAGCCTGTGATGGGTCGCACGAACTTCACTCGTGACAGTGAAGTGATGAACGCTGAAACTTCTGCATGGGGTCGTGCGATCATGGCTGCTCTCGCAGTAGATGAGCCACACATCGCATCAGCAAACGAAGTGGTCAATCGTCAGATGGATAGATCATCTGATGATCACCCTGCGAAGGGTCGTGCTGCACTGGGTAGCAGAGCGAAGCCTGTGCCTGCTGCTGATGACACTCAGACACTGACACCTGCAGAGATCGCTGAAGCGTTCGGTGCGACTGTCGTCGATATGCCTACACCAGAGCCACAGCGTGAGCGTGTGCGATCACTGGCTGCTATCGCGTCGCAGAAGCAGATGGGTCTGATACAGAAGTTGGCTCGTGAGAAGTCTGTGGCCGATCTGCCAGAGTTCGCTACTCATGCACTGCAGCGACAGGTCGAGTCGATGACATCGATCACGAGCAAGGAAGCATCATCACTGATATCGAAACTGATGGAAGTGTGACATGAGAACATTCGAGACATCGACAGATCGGCAGCGTGAGCAGGCAGCAGTCGATCGACTGAGAGAACACTGGCGCGGTCAGATCGAGAGCGGTCAGATGTATCAACACTACGATCGCACACTCAGTGAGTACCGCAACCCAAAGGCAGTGCTAGAGATCAAATGCCGCACATACTCATATGACTACTTTGCGCAGCATGACTACATGATCAGCACTATCAAAGTGGCTCGACTGCAAACTGCAGCAGGTCTGCGCATGATCGTACCGATCATCATGGTCGCATGTAGTGACGATGACTTCCTGCTCGATCTCAGAGATGAGAGATATCGCATTGAGACTCGACGAGTCAATGATCGAGCGACGACACACCGAGATGTGATCATGCGTGATGAGTCGATGTGCTTCTTCACAGCCGATCGATTCCTGCCACTCAGTGATATCAACACACTGATCGCATGAGATGGCGCGATCGTGCCAACTGTATCTCTATGGATACGAAAGTATTCTTCCCACGAGACGCACGAGAGCCAGATGCCTACACAGCAGCGAGAGCAGTGTGCTCGATGTGTGCGGTGCGCAAACAATGTCTGGCGATGGTGATCGACTTAGAATCGACCGACGATAAGTGGGGCATGTTCGGTGGATATACACCACTAGAGCGCAGAGTGATGCGGAAGAATCGCGTCTAGTATGCCAGTCGCTGATGATGATCTACCTGACTGGAACGATATCGCTGAACCCATCGCGGTCAATGAGTCGAGTGGCGCGTTCGTCGCCATGCTCAGTGAGCAGGTGCTCGACTATGAGCGTGCTGCGAGATCGCTCGTGATGATGATGATCTCTGCACACCACCATCGCGGCCTGCTGCGTGTCGATATCGCAGATGCGATCGATGCCATGTCGTCGATGTCGTCTGCTGATCTGACCATCTGTGGATATGAGTTGCTGCATGAGATCATCACATGGTCGCATCATGACTGATGAGCGCAAAGGCGAGTGTCAGGGTCGGCGCGACAAGTGCACACTCGGTGAGCAGTGCCCGAAGTTCGGTGCTCTCGGTCGTGAGTCTCGTGATGGGAAGCGTCGAGTCAAAGGCTGTGGCGACCCTGTGGCACGCGGTAAGCGGAATCGTGCGAAGGGTGATGCGAAGGCGCGTGTCGCTCGGAAGCGTCTCGGTATCGGTGGTGCAAACACTCGACATGAAGAACTGTGGGGTGGTGCGCTGCGACTCGAAGTGAAGGCTGGTGCACAGATATCGCCAGTGGTGACTCGATACAGGTCTGCTGAAGCGCAGAGTGAACCGCATCGAGCATTTGGTGATGTGCGACCGTTCGTGCTGGTATGTATGCCTGATGGTGAGAGTGATGGCATCGCAGTGATGCGTCTGTCAGTGCTCGCAGATTTGGTCGCTCTGGCGATCGATACAGGTCATCTCGACTAATCAGATAGATAGGGGAACATAGATGAGTGTGAAGTGGATATCGCAGGTCTGGCTGTCGTCACCGTATCGCGGTGAGCGTCTGCTGCTGCATCTGGCTCTGGCTGACTTCGCTAGTGATGAAGGCATCTGCTGGCCATCACAGACGACTCTGGCACGCAAGGCTCGCTGCTCGGTGAACTGGGTGCGGCTGTCGATCGCACAGATGGTGCGTGATGATCTGATCGAGATCGTCGAGCCTGCTGGTGCAGGTCGTGGCAAGGTCGGGAAGTATCGGCTACTAGGTCACGCAGAGAAAGGCCACACTGACGATGGCCTTAGCACTGCGGAAGGCCACACTGTGAGAGTAGAAAGGCCACACTCTGACACATCGCATACCTACTTACTGAACCGTAAAGAACCGTCACTTACTCGTGACCAGTTTGAGACAGCATGGAAGCAGTATCCACGAAAGGTCGCGAAGGCTGCAGCATGGCGTGCATGGCAGAAGATGTGTACTGATGCAGAGACACCTGCAGTCGATGTGATCATCGATGCGATCACTCAGTATGCGATGACTATCACCGAGATGCGGTACTGCGCACATATGGCCACATGGCTGACACAGCAGCGATGGAACGATGTAGTCACATCTATACCGAAGCCAGTACAGAAGCGAGAGCCGCGCATCGATGATGCGATGTCGTTCGGTGCATCATGCGCTCGCACTGGTATCTCGATCGATGAGATGCTAGAGTCGATATCACACAGACCGCCAGATGAGCAGGCCGCCGCACTCGATCTCTATAAGCAGATCAGTGCCCAACACCGAAGCAGGTGAGCATCATGCAAAGACTCTCAGCAGTATCTATCTCGATCATCACAGCAGTCACATGTCTGCTGCTCGTACCTGCGCACGCCGCA